CGGTAGGCGTAGTAGCGAAGCAGCAATGACCAAACCCGCAGAGCTGATGCCTGCGGGTGCAAACGCGGTAGAAGAGTTGGAATGGTGCGATGCGGCCATGATTTTCGCAGTCGAACATATTTGGCGGGAAAATGCAAATGGCTACATGCCCCCACTCTGGCGCTGCTGACGCTGACCCACTCAAAAACTGCCGACCAGAGTTCCCCGTGTCAGCCGCATACGCACCAGCACGCCGGCCGAATAGTCTTTGGCATTGGAGCCGAACTGGCCGTCGTAACCCACGGCCAGCGTGGCGTTGGGAACGAGGCGGGCTTCTATACCGACACCGACCAGTGCCCGGTTTTTGTCCATGCGGTTTCCTTCTGAAGCGCGCTGCGAAATTTTTGCCTGTTAAAGCGCGATAAACGCTGCGCTGTATCCTTTCACTGGCTGCAACAGAATTACAGTTTGGGGGATACTGGGGCTTTGCCTCATGCCTCCCAATCCCAAGCGCCGCCGTCAAGTTGTTCCTACGTTGTCACAAGCCCTGAGCCGCTACCTTGTCGAGGTATCGGCTAGCAAGAAAGGCCATGCGGGCGAGCGGTCTATTGTTAAGTCTTGGCTGGCGACCCGACTGGCGGGGTTGCGGATTGATCGGGTTCGCAATACCGATTTGGGCGAGATTCGGGATGGTTGGCTTGTTGGGGCTGCACCGTCTACGGTGGTGCGGCGGCTGGCGTTGCTGTCTCATGTGTTTACGGTGCTGCGTAAAGACTGGGGCTTGAGTTGGCTGGCCAATCCGGTGCAGCTGGTACGTCGGCCTGGCATCGATGATGCCAGAGACCGTCGGTTGTTTGAGCGCATCCGGCTGCGTGGGATGTCGGACGCTGATTGCCCGCGTGATGAATTGACGTGGATACTACAGGCGACGCGCTCGCGCGAGTTGCCGACGATTTTGATGCTGGCGGTGGAAACCGGCATGCGGCGCAGCGAGATTTGCGGGATGCGGCGCGAGCACGTGGACTTGCTGCATGGGGTGGTGCATTTGCCCGATACCAAGAATGGGGCAAGTCGTGACGTGCCGCTGACACCTTGGGCAAAGGAAGTATTGCGCCGCTTTTTGGTGAGGCGGCCGTTGCGCGGGCCGGTGTTCAGTATGCGGCCCGGCTCGGTGACGCGGGCGTTTATACGGGCGCGTCGGCGGGCGCAGCAGCGCTACCAGGAGACGTGCCGACAGCACGGCAGGCGGGCGCATCCGGCCTATTTCAATGACCTGCGGCTGCATGATTTGCGCCATGAGGCGATGTCGCGGCTGGCCGACGTGTTCGAGATGCACAAGCTGGCGAAAGTCAGCGGGCATAAAGATACGAGGATGTTGCTGCGCTATTACCATCCGCGCGGTTGGGAACTTGCGCGGACGCTGGCCCGCAGCCCACTGGGGCGGCGGCAGTTGGAAGCCATCCGGCGCGAGCGCGCGGCAGCCCATCCAGCAGACGGGCCTGCCGCAGCATAAGGGGGCTGGCAAGTGCCTCAATCGCCCAGGTCAAAAGGCAGGTTGGCGTAGCCTTTGGCCCATTCAAGCGCAACTTGCTTGGTGAAGCGACAGCCGTGCTTGGCCAGCACAGTGAGATGGGCGGTAAACATGCCGTCGCCGCCGTCTTCGCGGAAGTAGACGTCGGCCAATTCGTCGTCGCTCCGATAATCAGCGGCGGCCATCTCCCAGGCGTAGTGCCCGGCCAGTTGGCAGCGCCGCCAAGCCGGGTGTTGGTTGATGTGGCGAATCAGGGCGTCCAATGATGCATGCCGGTCAAGCAGGAGGCGGTTTTTCATGGCGTGGGGTTGATGGGGTTTGCGACAGCAGCAGTGACGCTCTGTTTGACGAACACATCAACTCCTTTATGCCCCGTTTTTGACAATGTTGCGAGACAGCCACAGCACCTCGGTGCGCGGTCGTAGACTGCCCGCAGCGCGATGCGGGCGTTCGACGCGGTGCCAGTCGTGCAATATTTGGTCGTAGAGTTTGGACGGGTAGCCCGCCAGTACGACCATGCCTTTGACATTGCGCAATTGCTCCAGCAGCGCCACGTGTTCGGCTTCGCTCATTTCGTGGCGATAACCGGATTTTGAGCGCGTGGACGGCACGTAGGGCGGGTCTACGAAGAAGAGCGTCTGCGGCGTGTCCTGTACCTGGATGACGTCAAGCGCCGGGCGACATTCGATGATGACGCCTTGCAGGCGGCGCGAGACTGACAGCAGGCTTCTGGGGTAATTCGCCCATTCACGCGCTTTACAGTGTGAGCCACTGCGGTGTTTGGCGTCGGCGAACGTGGTCTTTTTCGGGGTTGAAGAGCGCTTCGTGGTGGAACGATTGATATGCCCGGACAATCGCCCGTTGCACTCGGATGATTGGGTCAAGGCTGCCCTGAAACGCAGTTTCAAAGACGCGACGGCTGTAGGGTGTTCGGCGCAGCAACCGCATCAGTGTCTGGCACGATTTTGGGTCTTGTACGACACGGAAGATGCCTACTATCTCTTCGTCCAGATCGTTGTGGACCTCGACCTTACTGCGCGGTTTGCGCAAGAGGATGCTGGCAGCGCCGCCGAAGGGTTCGACGTAGACGCGGTGCGGCGGCAGGTGGGACAGTACCCACGGCGCAATCGCCCATTTGCCGCCGAAGTAGCGCAGCAATGCTCTGGTGGGTTGTTGGACGTGTACCGGATGGGCTTCTCGTTGAATCAGCGTTTTCATGGGCTGCAAAACCTTTACGGATTTGTTAGCCTTGGCCTTGCCTGTACAGGCAGCGCGGCCTTGGCCAAACTTGCAGCTCATTCCTGCGAGGGCGGGGTGAGGCGGGTGCTCGCAACACCCGCCTCATCGCCGCGTCTTTTACTGCTGGTCGGTTTCGGTTGAATCGGCATCTTCTGCCGGTGCCTCCGGCTCTTCCAGCACGGGCGCATCCAATGTCAACCAATCGGGAATCGGCCCCAGCCCTGTGTAGCGGACAGCCACAGCATTCACGGCGATGGTTGTTTTGAGTGCGTACGGCTGGCCGGACTCGACGACGTAGAGCGTGTCCTGTCGGTGGTCTTCGACTATGAACCAGTTGTCGCCGACTGCCACTGCAACCTGCCCTGCGGGTGCGTCGGGCGGTGCGGTGAGCTTTGCGCCGAACGGCACGTTGTAGAAACCGGGCGACTGCGCCAGTTCGTTGGCAATGGCGGGATGCAGGAATGCGCCGTCTTCGTCGGTTTGGTATACGGTGATTTGGTTCATGAGTAGCCTCGTTCTTGGGGTGGTTGCGCAAGTATGGGGAATGGAGCTGGGCGGTTCTATTAATCTGGTTTAGTAATTTGGCTGACGCTTGCAGTGCAAATGCGAGACAGTTGGGGTCGAGGCAGGCCGATGCATTCAAAAAACACAGACACGCTATCGGAGCCAGCTACACAAACGGCTCTGGCAGTTCTCCAGCTAAGAACCCCGACTCTGCCAATTACGCATACTCGTCGTGGGAAGGCGGCTCGGAAACCCGACCCACCAACGTCGCTTTGCATCCTCGCATCCATGTCTGACCTATACGTGAATCCGGGGTTGAAAGGCTGTATTGCTGCTGCGCGTTTCAGTCGAGGTACGGGCGACGCGTGCGCTGTCGTAGTTCGCATAGTTAATGTGATGCCCAACCCCGACGGTCTGAACCGCTCCCGAATAGTAATCACCAATCTGGAACGGCCCACTGGTCAACAATGCGAACACGCCGCCCAAGTTGCCTTGCACACGCTGCATGGCATCTTTTTGAGCACTGCCTAGTCCCCTTTCATTTGCACTGTCAGCGTCAGTGCCTGTATAGCGACGAAACTGGTTGCGCAAATCAGGCACGCGGAATTGCGAACTCGACACGTCTACGAACCAATGCGCGCCGATGTTTGCAGACCAAACGGACTGACTGACAACGAGACTGTTTTCTTTCGCATAGCCCCATAAACCGGCGTAGGCGGCTTTTGAGACGAGACCACCCACTGCGTCGATTTCATTTGGGAGTGGTGTGACGGTATGACCGTCTACAGGGCGACCGCACAGTGGCGAGCGATAGCCTGTGTAGTGCGCCGTTTCGACCCAGACCCAGATTTCCGACGCTTCGATAACGATGATGGGGCCGACGTTTTCCGTCGGCAGCGCGGCAATCGAAAGCGCTTGCAGGAACGACGCAGCAATTGCAGCGTGTACGTGTGCTGTGGTGGCGATTCTTTGCGAGTTGTCGGCAGCAGGAGGCGTCGGTGCGGTGGGTTCGCCGGTCAACGTCGGGCTGTCGATATCGGCTTTCTGTGCAATCTGCGTTTGTAGCGCGGTGCTCGTTTGCGCCAGCGCGTCGGCGGCGTTCTGCAGGCCGTCGTATAGGTTTTGCTCTGCTTCTTCCAGTCTGGATTTCAGATACGTAGTACGGTTGGCCAGCGCCAGCGCGGCGCGATTGACCAGGCCGCCGACAGCGGGCGCAGGCTGCACCGGGCCACCCAATACCGGGTCGGGCTTTTCAATCTGGTAGACGCCGGGCGTCCAGACAGCGGATTCTTCAAGGTTTGCCATGGTGTTTACGCACTCCCGTGGTTGTATTGGCCGTCGAACGTGGCTTGGCCGTTGTAGCGGATGGGTACGGATTCATAGTCGAGTTCAGCCAGCTTGCAACGCGCTGGCGCAAAATCGGCGAGCGCGGCGCGCAAGGCTTGCGCCTGGTCGTTGGTCAGCGCCCGGTCCAGCAAGATGACGCGGTAGATGGGCCAGGCGTCGGGGTCGCCGTGCAACATGTGGCCGTTAAACGTATAAGCGCCGTCATAGCTGAGATTGCCAATGCCTTCCTGAATCTGGATGCGGCCAAAGCCGAGTCGCTCGACGAGTTGATGCAGCGCGGCGGGCGTGCCCTTCAGACGGTGCAGCGCGATAGCGTCTGTGATGAGGCGGCGCTGCTGTTCTGGGGTCTCCGACAGATTCCAGCCTTCGACGCCCATGACGTGAAACTGGTCTGCAAGGTGAACCAGCAGGCCGTCGCGCACGGTGTCGATGAAATAAACGAGCAGCGGCGATAAATCAGTATCGGCGTGCTGCTGCCAGATGAGTTGTGCCAGCGCCGCCATGCGTTCGTCGCTGGCCAGCGGCGGGGGCAGTTCGGGGGTGACTGCGGGCAGGTCAGCCATGAACGGCTCCGGCAATCGCGACCGTTGCGCCCAGACACTGGCTCCATTCATCAATGGCCAGCACTTGCAAGGCAGGCTGTGCAACGACGGCGCGGTAAACGCCGGGTACCTGACACACGGCGGCGATTTGTTCGGGTACCAGGTCTGCGCCCAACATTAATGTGCGGGCAGCCAGATACGATTGCAACGCGGCTTGCGAGCGTTGCAGCGTCAGTGCAGCGTCGGCGGATTCGTAGAGCGTTAACGCCACGTCTACATTGAACGGCACGGCAACCGGCGGGCGCACGGCCACAGAATCGCACAGCGGCCGCACCGTCTCAGAAGAGAGTGCGGTTTGCACTTGCGCGAGCAGCGTGGCGTCGGGCAGCCCCGTATCAATGAGCGGTACGACGGCGACGTGGCCGGGCGGCTCGCCTTCGGTCGGCCCCAGAACGGCAACATCGACAATGCTTTGATGCACGCTCATGGCGTGATGCCGATAGGCACCGTAGCTGCCTGCATTCGTATATGCCTCGGGCGCGGAGATGATGCGCAGCCGATAGCGTTCATCGTCTTCTTCGTCCGCGCCGCCGCTGGGAATGCTGGTGTTGCGCACGGTGGCGTCAAACGGCAGCGGCGCGTCCAGCACGGTCAGGCTGTCCACGGGCCAGTTGTTGCCGACGGTGCCGGGGGTTGCGCAGGTGGCGCTGACCTGCCCTTCGACGTCGCCGGTGGAGATGAAGAGATCGGCGTCGGTCGTAAAACTTACACGTCCATCTTGACTGACGATGCGGGTGCCAAAGGGAATCAACCGGGGTGTGGCAGCAGGCGCTGGCAGGGTGAACATAAACGTTGTGCGGGCCGGTTGCGCGAGCAATCTCCTTGTTCCGACAAGGTCGCCCAGGTAATCAAGCACGGGCGCGGTGCTGGTGCGCACGAGCATCTGTTCGCCGGTGTGCTGGATGGCGGCCAGTATCTGCGATTGGGCGTAGGCGATGAGGTGGATGAGCAGCAGCTCGATTTGCGCGGGGTAGAGCTTTTTTCCCGCCAGCGCCTCATAGCGATTGATGAGGTCGGCTTCGATGGCCTGCGGGTCGTTCGCAACGAATTCGGGCGCGGGCAGGCGGTTCATCGTTGCTCCCCTGCGTTGTCCCAGGTCACTTCGCTGTCGCGCAGGATGCCATCCGCCGCTTGCCAAATGACGCGCAAGCTTATGTGGGAGCCGTCCACCTTGATGTCGATTTTGACCACGTCGGCGCGGGTTTCCCAGCGGCGGATGGCGATGATGGCCTCACGCACGAGGTGCGGTGTGGCGCGGTTAACGGGCCAATCCAGATAGCTGCGGCCAGCGAAACCGAAGTCGGGGCGATGGCGGTCTGTACCCTTGGGTGTGGTGAGGATGATGCGGATGGCCTGGTCGATGTCGGCCCAGCCCTCCACCACTTCGCCCGCTGCGTGCAAGCGCGGCTGCCAGTGGGCGCTCTTGATGTTGGCAAGGGTGGTGGGCGTGTTCATGTCAGGCAGGATAAAGAGCCGCCTTGCGTAAAACTTTTAATCTGGTTTAAAGATTGCGGGCTGCAAGCAGGCCATCAGTGGGAGTGGTGGTTGCTGTTGCCGCCGCCGTCCATGACCGAACCGCTGGCGTCTATGTTGCCTTGCACCGAGACATCGCCCTGTACTTGGATGTTGCCCTGGATGCTGGCCGTGGCAGCGTCGTCGCCGCCCGTCACGGTCATACCGTTTTGCATGGTGAGCTTGCCCTGCACGATGGTGTCGCCGGTGATGGTGAATTGCGGCGTATCGACGATGGCGCTGATGCCTGCCTGAATCAGCACGGTCCTGGCGGCGAGGATTTCCACCTTTCCCACGCAGTTGATTCTGTGGGTGTGGCTGGCGGGGTCGTAGAGCACCTCAGAACCGTCTTTGAAGCGCACGTATTCTTGAGCATCGTCCATGACTGGCGGCGGCTCGGGCGTGGAATAAATCGAACCCAGATACGCGCCGTCTACGCCGTTGGCTGCCAGCAGGATTTGTACGTGTGCGCCCAGGTCTGGCAGGCTGCGGTGCTTGTTCTGATGCGTATTGCGTTGGCAAACCGGTATCCAGTACGTCACCAAATTGTCGCGCTCGGGGAGCGTGACGCGGATGCGGCAGGTTTGGGCGTCCACCGCTGTGACGCGGCCAAAGTGGATACTCGCGGCGCTGTTGTCGTCGTGCAGCATGGGGTGTCCTATTTCGTTCTGACCGTCTGACCGTCGCGGATGCCGTAGACGGCAAGGGATTTTTTGGGTGCGGGGGATGCCGCAGCGGGTGCGTTTTCTTCTGCTTCTCGCACCCGGCAAAACTCGATGTCGGTCACGTAGCCGCCGCTGCGCGAGAGCGAATGGCGACTGGTTTGAACAAGGTAGTTGCCGTTCAACCGCCCCGCGCCGGTCAGCGTCAGTACGCTGCCCGCAACCAGTCTTGGCCTGCCTTGCAGGCGGGCGCTGCCTTGCGTTTGTTCGCGGTTGGCGCGGGCCAGCTCGCAGCGGGCGCGGGCATCGGCTTGTGCAAGCGTGCTCGCGCGTCCGGTCTGTTTGATGGCGTCGGCGCTGGTGGTGGTTTTTGAGACGCTGGCCGGGGTTGCCATAACGGTGCCATCGTTTTGCACCGAGTAGCTGATGAGCGTGTTGGTCGTCGGGTCATGGCTTTTGACCGTAGCGGATTTCGGCACCTCTTTGATTTGGTCGCGGATGCGCCAGCCGGGGGCAAAGTCGGCGACGTTCACACTGGCGATGGGCGTTGCGGTCATCAGGTCTGACAAGGCATGAAACACCAGACGGTTCCCCACCACCTTGAATGCGTAGTCGTATTCGCCCGCGAGTTTGGTTAAAAACACGCCGTCCGCCTCGGATTGCGTGAGCCGGTCCAGCGCGATGGGTTCTATCTTGCCGGTCAGCGTCAAACCGTGGCGCGTAGCGATGCGCTGGGCGACGGCATCCAGCGTGGTGTTCTCGTACGCCGTGTGCTCGATGGTGCGCAGGCGCTGGCCGATGCTGGCTGCCAAGGCGCGGATGCACACGGTGTTGGGGCCGCCTGCAAATTCGATTTCATCTATCTGGAAAGTGCCGACTGGCACCATGTCCTGTCCCTGCCAGCCGATGGCCACCGTCAACGTGTCGCCCTTGCCCGGATACCACGGTCCGCGCCAGCGCCCGTCCACGTCTTCCAGCTCCAGCGCCACCTCATCCGACTGGCCGGTGAGGTAGTCGGTGTAGGTCAGCGAGAGCAGGTGCGCGGACAGCTCGCGGGTGACGTCTTTTTGTGCGTAGCGCACCGTGAACTGGCTGCGCGGCAGGCTGGCGGGAAGGTGCAGGGTGTCCATGTTTGCGTTCATCATCGCAGCCACGGCGGCAGGTTTTGCACGTCGGGTTCGCGCGGCAATACCGGAATGGTCAGTTTGACGCCTGCGGGCAGCACCGGCGTAATGGGTACGTTGGGATTGGCGGCGATAAGGGGCGGATAGCGGTATGCGTTGCCGTAATAGCGGTACGCGATGGCGTCCCAGGTGTCGCCTTCGACGGTCAGGTAGGTCAGATACGCGGCCATCATCGCCTCCGCATTGCCACGTCGGCGGTCAACCTCAAGAGCGGCCCACGCGTCTGGTCAAACTGTTGCAGCGCATCTTTTGCGGCGAGACCGGCATCAATCAGTTGTTGCAGGAGGGTGGCGGGCTGCGGCGCATTTAAAGCCGTGCGCAGGGTTTGCAATCGGGCGGCGAGATGGCTTCCCAGTTGCAGGATGGCGGCGGCCCCGGCAATGCTGTCTCCAGGCTGCTGCAAGGTGGCGACCGACCGCGCGGCCGCATCCAGCGCACCCACGATGCTGGGGATGTGTGACATGGCAGTGGCGGGCGGCAGGCCTTGCGCCCGTTGCAGCGTCTGCGACGCGCTGCGCAAGGCATTTTCCGCCTGCCTTGCCGCGCGGGCTACGGCCTGCGCAGCGGTCAACGATTGCGACGTGCGCGTAAGCAGCCCCGGTTGCACGGGGGGATTCGCTGCCGGGTTGACGGCCGGGTTGGCGGCGGGGTTTGCATCCCCCCAGGCCAGCCCCGGACGCGGCAGCGTCGGTGCAAATTCGCCGGTGACTTCGCGCAGGGTAATCTGCAATTCGGCGCTCACGAGCGTGCCTGCGGCGGTGGTTTTTTTGCTGGTCAACGCGCCTTCGACTATCAGCCAAGGCCCCAGATAGGTGCCGTCGCCCATGACCAGGGCCAGCGGCTGTTGCGCAGCGGTGGCCGCGCGAATCGCACGCAGCCGCGCGTCCACGTCGTGCAGGCGCTGGTGCAGCAGAATCGTCCAGTGGATTTCTTCCAGCTCGCCGCCTACCGCTTCCACACGCGGTTTGCCGCTCACGCGGGCGTGCTCAACGAACGTTGCCGCAAAGCGCTGCTCCGCGCCGCTGGGGCTGCTGATGACTTCAAACTCGATGTCGCCCAGAATCGCCCACATCACAGGACTCCCCGCACCGTGCCGATGGTTCCCATGACGCGGCGGTTTTCTTCGGCCTTGTAGCGCTGCAGGTGGCGTTTGAACTCGACGAACCCATCGTTTAGCGCTGCTTCGACCTGCCCGCGTACGTCGCCCGCGCCCTGCACGTAAATGGTGGGCGAGAAGTGAATCACCATGCCGCCGCCCGCGCCACCACCGTTTTGCATAAACGAGGCGGGAACCTCTGGCACTGCAAATGTTGGCGGGGCCAGCGTCACCGCTGTGGCCGTTGCCATCCCCAGTGCGGCTTTTTTGACCAGCCCCTGCGAACCCGTGATGCCCTGCGCCGTGCCTTCCGGGATGCCCGCGCCCAGGCCTGCAAACACCCGGCTGGGGCTGTTGATGCCGAGTTTGTCTCGAAACCACCCGACAACGCTTTCGCCGATCCCCACGATGCTGTCGCGCACGCTGGTAATCATGTTGGTAATGCCGCCGATTAACCCATCCATCAGCAGCTTGCCGAAGTCGCTGAAGTTGGCGGGCAACTCCGCCCCGAACCAGTTGAACACCCCAGCGAACACTTTGTAAAACAGGCCCAGCGGCGACCAATCGATTATCAGTTTTGAGACCCCCGCGATGCCGCCACTGAACGCCTCTTTGATGCGTTGCCACGTGCCGGTAAAAACGCCAGTGACTGCTTCGCCCACGCCTTTAAAAAATCCTTTGATGGGCTGCCAGTATTTGATGAGCAGGAACGCTGCACCGGCAATGGCGGTGACGGCCAGGCCTATCGGGTTCATCAGCGCCGCTCGGCCCAGCCACATCAACGCCCGTGCGGCCACCTTGACGCCCACCACCAGCTTTCCGACCAGGGTGCCGCTGGCAAGCAAGCTGCCAGAACGAAACAGCGCCAGTTGCGCCTGCGCCAAGGCCACCACCGCCCGCAGCGTCTGAAACACTTTTACGCCCTGGGTAAACACAATCATGATTTGCCGCCATGCAAACGTGCCTGCCACCGTCGCCACCCGCAGGCCCACAAAGCCGGTCACGATGGCACCGATGGCGGTCACGACGCCGGGGTGCGCCCGGGCAAAGTCGGCGATGCCTGCCACCAGTGGCGTGAGCGCGTGGGTGAGGCTCAATATGGACGGCAGCAGCGCATGGCCGATGTCCAGCGCCAGGGTGCTGACGCTGTTTTTGAGCGCCTTCATCTGCTCGATGGGCGATGCTTCACGCAGTTTTTTCAGTGCGGCCAGACTGCCCTCGCCCGAGGCGTTCGCCATGTCTTTGACCGCTGACGGGTTGCCACCCACCGTCAGCGCAAATCGCGCGGCGTTGGCGTCTTTGAAGATGTCGGTCAATCCCATCTCGGCCAGCATGGTCGAGATGCGCCCGTCATCGTCGCCGTTCAATAAGGCTTGTTGGTCGGCGGCGGCGAGGTTGTCGCGCATGAACGCACTCGCCAGTTCGAGACTGGCCTGATACTGGCTTAATCCTGACTTTTGCAGCTCGGCCATCGAGGTTTTGTAGTCCACGCCCGCACGTTCGTACGCCGCCGCTACCTTGGGGTCGTTCAGGCCCGATAACCAGCTTTGCAGTCCGGCTTCAGAACGGGCCGCGCCCATCGTCCCTTCCGCTACCTGCAAGCCTGCGGCCAGTTCCGCTATCGCCGTCTCGCCTTTGACGCCGCTGGCTTTGATGGTGTCGCCCAGCCGCGCAAAGGCGCGAATCATCATGTCGGGCGTGAATTGGCCCTTTTCCCCCACGGCAATCAGGCGCTCGATGCCGCCCTGCATGGCGGCGCGGTCAGCAGCGCCCATGTCGCGCAAAGCGGCAAACGCGCCGGTGGTCTCATCAGATGATGTGCGCAGCGCCGTCATGGTGTCGCCCAGCAGACCGAGTTGCGATTGCGTCTGCTCAAAACTTGCGCCGCCGGTAATCAACTGATGCGCACCCAAGGCGAGGTCATCGCGGCTTTGGTTGGTGGTGGCAACATGGGCGCGGATGGTGTCGCCCAGACTGGATTCCTGCGCTGCCGACAACCGCCCCTTGATTCTCGTGTCGCGCAAGGTGTCGGCAAAGTGTGCGGCCTGCCCGGCAGTGGCTACGCCGCCCCGCACGACGCCCCATGCGGCCATCGCGGTGGTGGCCAGCCGCTGCCAGCTTTGCTGGCCGGAGGCAATGGCCGCGTTGCTGCGGGCGGCTGCCGCAGTCAACCGGTCGTGTGCCGATTGCACCCTTCCCAAGGCGCGGCCCAGCCGGTCGTAGTTGCTTTGCTGCGCCGCCAGCCCAAGTCTGGTGTCGCGGGCAACCCGAATTTGCGCCAGATTCAACGCCCGCGAGCTTTTGGTCAGGCCGTCCAGAGACCGGCGGGTAGAAGACAGCACCGAGCCGAGCGTGCCTTGCGCAACTGCGCCTATGGTCAGGCCGATGCCGACTGTTGAGCTTGCCATGATATTTCCCGCTTGCCTACAATGTCCGCATGACTGCGCCCATCGCCAACCTCTCCCGCCCGCTACTGCACAAGCCCGCCAACGCCATTGAGTGGGCGCTGGCTGTACCCGTTTGGCTGACCGCGCTGGGGATTCCCGTGGCGCTGCTGGTGTTCACGTGGCCGGTCATCATGGCAGCGGGCATGTTCGGGGTGGCGGTGTTTTGCGTGGTGCTGGCGCTGGGATTTGTCATATTGACATGTGTCCTGTGGCTGTTCGCGCCGTTTTTAACGCTGACACTGATGCTGGCCGCAGGGCTTGTCGATGCGGTGCGCGGGCTGTACCGGCTGACCGCACGCTAATCGCCCCGCATCCTCTGGTTGTGTGCCTGCGCCGCCTCAAACCAGCGCCAGTAATCGGCCATGTCCAGTGCGTCAATCTCTGACGGTTGCATGCGCAGCACCAGCAGCAGCCATTCGTCCACCCGGTGCAGGGTGTCAGGGTTGCGCTCCCGAACTTCCGGCAAGTCCGCGAAATCGCTGCACCAACTGGGTGTTGTCCTCCAAATCCAGATTGTCCAGGTCTTCCAGCGTCAGGCCCGAGAGCCGCGCCAACAAAAACGTGTCCTGGTCAAAATCATCTTTGCTGTACTGGCTGGCCGCGCGCAGATCGGCCCGCCGCGCCCGGCGCAGGGTGATGCGCTCCACGCGCACGCCTGCCGCATTGGTAAACGGGTATTTCAGGGCAAACTCAACGGCAGGGGGTTGTTCGGTCGTGGTGTCAGCTTTGATGCTCATGATGAAATTCCTGTGTAATGAGAAAGTGATTTACATGCCCATATTGGCGCGGGTTTGCGCCAACTGGTCTACGCCATCGATGCGATAAATGTTGTTGAAGCAGTCAAACATCAGCACCTCGCGTCCGTCGATAAGCTGGCGTACCGATGTCGCGCTAAAGGGCGATTCGTATTTGGCCGCTTCGTGCGCCTTGTAGCTGCCCAACCGATATCCGCTGAAATTCACGGTCAACAGCCACGTCAATTGCTGCTCGGCGACCAGACCCTGACTGGTGAGCACGCGGATGCTCGATGCGCATTGCAGCGATACCGATTTAAAAGGCTGCGCGGTCAAGAGCGCCGAATCGCCATACAGACCCGTCCAGACGATTTTGCCTTCTATTGCCTCCATGCCGTCGGGCAGTTTGGCCGTACCGAACATCCCCAGCGCCGTAAAGTCGCTCATGATGAATTTGATTTCGCCCAAATCGACCTCCTCGGCACGGCCGTACAGACTGTTGCCGTCCAGATAGACGTTGGCGTTGGTGATGCGGTTGATCTGCAAACCGGCCATGATCAGGCTCCTCCCAGATTGACGAGGTATTCGTCGGTGATTTCGGTCTCGAACGTGCCGCGCTCAAAGGGCGGCGGTATCGTCAGCTTGTAGTGGAAGACCACGTTGCCCAGTTCGAGGTTTTTAGGCGGATTGCGTGCTTCGTCGTACCAGCATTCGCCGCCGAGCAATGCGCCGTCGCCTGTCATCTTGCGCAGGAACTGGTTGACCGATTCGACCACCGCGTTAATCAGCGCCCCGGTAATCGGGCGGTCCACAAATTGCAGGGATGAGTAGCGGATGGATTCGTCAACGATGTCTTTCGTTCTGCGCACGTTGATGAAATTTTTGACGTGCGTAACCGTCGGCCACGCCGCCGTGCGGTTGCCCCATGAACGCAGGCCCGTGCCGAAACTGTTGAAGACCGTCACAATGCCCGCTTCGTTCAGCGCGTTGACCTCACTTTGCGGGTCATCGACGCGGGCCGACAAGGGGCGCTCTACCCCAATGACGCCTTTGAACTCGCTGTTCGACGGCGACCACCAGTAGCCGCGCTCGATGTCTTTGGCGGCTATCAAACCGGCCAATCTCTGGCTCATGGGTTCCAGACGGGTGCTGTCGCTGGCCGCGTCATACACCTTTAAATGCGGGTAGCACAGGATGGCGTGCTCGCTTGAGGTATTGAAGTTGATGTCGCCCAGCGGCCCGCGTCCATTCAACGCCTGCGCAGGGGTAACGCCAATGGGCGCGTCTATCAGCGCCATGCCACCCATGCGCTCTGCCGTGGCAATCAAATCGGTGCTGACCGCCAGCCCGGTGCAGTAGGCCGGGGCAATCAAGAGCTTGGGCCAGTAGCCGAACAGGTTGTAGGCATCGTCCAAAGCCTTGATGCCGGTGCGCAGGCCCGCCGCGTTGACCGCGCCGATAATGTCGGCAGCGCTCACTTTGGTCGGGTCGGCGTAGGTGTAGTCGGCCTTGACCGCGCCCAGCGGGGCGATGGCACCGCTCGCCACGCGCGTGATGACGCCGGTGGCCGCATCCAGCAGGTAGTCCGTGTTGGCCGCGTAGGTTTTGGAACCGTCGGCACTTTTGAGCGTCAGTTCGATAATCGCCAGGTTGTCCAGTCGCACGCGGTTGTCCACGCCAAACGTGACCGCTTCGCCCGCCACGCTATCGCGGTGAATCTCCGGGTCCAGCACGTTGACCGCCAGCACCGTGCCTGCACCGTGGTCAAAGATGGCATCGAACGCCGACGGAATCGTAAAGCCCGAGACATCCGGGCCGAATTGTGCAGCATCGCGCTCCGATAAACATTGCGTGAGCGTGTTGACAGGGCCTGCGGGTGCCGTGCCGATGAGCGCAATCACCGCACTTTTGACGATGCGTATCGGGCGAGACCCGTCATCCCTCTCAATGGTCTCGATGCCGTGCAAAAAATTGGCTGCCATGCTTCACTCCTTGTTGTTGGCGGGCGCTGTGGTTTTGGCCTTGCCCTTGGGCGGGGCCGGTGGTTGCGGCGGTGGCGGCGGTGGCGGATTTACCGTTTCGGGCGGTAGCGCAATCAACCGCTTTTGCGCCAGCAGCGTCTTGGTGAACGGGTGCTCGGACGGAAGCTCCACCGGTTTTTTGGGGTTCAGCAGCACGTCCACGTCTTTGCCATTTACGCGCAAGCTCGCGCCCGACAGCGGCCCGACGTAGGTATAGCGTTGGGTCTGGATACTCATCAAAATGCTCCTTCAAAATTGGGTTGCAGCAATGCAGCCGCGGTTGACGCAAACCCGGCTTCAAACGCCTGCACCTGCACGGTTCTGGTGGCCCATTCCTGCCCGTACTGCCAAATGCCGGAGGTTTCACTGATGGCGTATTCGGCAGTCGGCCTTAGCGGCGCGTCGCAGTGCGCGGGGGTAAAACCGGTGAGCGTTTCGCGCAGTCTGTCCAGCCAGCCGATGACGCCGTCCGGGCCGTTCAACTGGCAGAACACCAAGGTCAAGGGCAGCGTCAACTGGCGCTCGACAAAGGTCAGGCCGGTGTCCTGTTCGACGCCAAAGCTGCTTTTTGAATAGCCCACCAGCACCGCGCCCACGGGGTGCGCCAGGTGGTAGTCGTCCGGGCTTTGCGGAAAGAACTGCACGGCGAGGTCATTGCCGTGCGCCGCCTGCAAACGCTCCACAATGCTTTGCATGATGGCCTCGGTAATGGTGTCTGCCATCACATCCTCCATTGCGCCAACACGTCTTCACCAAACTGGCGCGGCGGCACTTTTATGCGCACTGCACCGGCCTCCGGCACCGCTTTGCCGCTGGCCGCATCGCCAAACGTCACTTTGCCAAGCTGGAT